GATAACCGAACGGCACAGGTATCAATGGAATTTGACCCCGATGTGATAGCGGCAGATTTGGAGATGGGATTGGATTTGGGTGATTACTTCTCGCCCGATGATTTTGATTTAATGGGGATGACTGAACCGAAAGAAGAAAAAGACGCAGAGCCACAGATAAGCAGAGCTGATGAATTGCAAAAGGAATGGGGCGTAGAATTGGGGCAAATGTGGCGATTGCCTTCACGGGTTGAAGGGCAAGAGCATCGAATCATTTGCGGCGATTGTACAGATGGTGAGGTTGTTGAGCGGGTGATGGGTGGCGAGGTTGCGGAGTTGCTACACGCTGACCCGCCTTATGGTATGGGCAAAGAGAAGGACGGCATCCTCAATGATAATTTATACCGTGAAAAGTTAGACGCTTTCCAGATGGCATGGTGGGCAGCTTCCCGAAAGTTTATAGCAGATAATGGGAGTGCTTACATTTGGGGAAACGCCGAGGACTTGTGGCGTTTGTGGTACGTCGGAGGATTGAAAGATTCTGAGCGGTTGACGCTTAGAAATGAAATCGTGTGGAATAAAAAACACGGACAGGGAATGCTTGCGGATTCTTTCAGAATGTATCCGACAGGCTCAGAGAGATGTTTGTTTTTTATGTTAGGGGAGCAAGGGTTTAGCAACAACGCCGATAATTATTGGGATACTTGGGACGGGATTCGGGAATACCTAAAAGAACAGCGAGACTTAATGGGCTGGACAATTGGAGACACAAAGCGAATTGCAGGGCATAGTGAAACAAGTGGGTGTCATTGGTTTGATAAGTCACAATGGACAATGCCAACAGAGGACGTATACAAATCGTGGCAAGAAGAGGCAAGAGGCGACGGATTCAAGCGGGAATACGACGAACTCAAGCGGGAATTTTACGCAACAAGATCGTACTTTGACAACACGCACGATAGCATGATTGAGGTTTGGGAATTCAGGGGATTGCATGGGGAAGATAGAAACGAACACGCAACACCAAAACCAGTGTTGATGGTACAGCGCGCTATTGAGTCAAGTTGTCCTATCGGTGGCATCACGTACGCCCCGTTTAGCGGAACATCCCCTGAAATCATCGCCGCCGAAAATCTATCACGCCAATGTCGAGCTGTTGAAATCTCACCCGCATACGTGGCCGTATCATTGCAACGATACAAAGATGCTTTCGGTATAGAGCCGGAGCTAATATCCTAATAAGTTAACACTATAAAAAGAACTATGGCTAAAAAAGAGGCATACAAAGTAAGTGAAGTAATTGCAGCATTAAAACAAGGCGATGGATACGTGTCACAAGCGGCGCAAATTCTAGGTTGTTCAACTGTCACAGTTTACGCATACGCCAAACGTCACAAAACCGTCATGGCCACATGGAATGACATAAAAGAGAAGCGGCACGACTTCGTTGAAAATGCAATGTTTAAGCGCATCAAAGAGGGCAGCGACACGATGATGATATGGTACTCAAAGACGCAGATGAAAGAGCGCGGGTATGTTGAGAAGCAACAGCTTGAACATATAAACCCAATCCCTATCCAATATGTAAAAGAGAATCGTGATAGTAAATAAACCTAATGATTTATACGCCGTAAAAGGCGATACGTTGTCACTTAATTTTCACCCGGGGCAGTGGGAAGCGTGGGATAGCACAGTTAGATATGTTGTTGTTCTGGCAGGGACACAAGGGGGCAAAACTTCATGGGGCCCACTATGGTTACATCGTGAAATACAAAGGCGCGGCGCGGGTGATTATTTAGTAGTCACACCGACGTATAAATTATTGAATCTCAAAGCATTGCCGGAATTCCTAAATCTATTTCAAAACACGTATGGGTTAGGCGATTACAAAAAAGCTGACAAGGTTTTTGAGTTTGACGCTGTTGGTGAAATTAGAACGTTTGGAAAAGAACAGGACAGCAAGACGCGTATCCTTTTTGGCTATGCCACAGATCCGGACAGTTTAGAATCAGCAACAGCAAAAGCGGCGTGGCTTGACGAAGCGGGGCAAAACAAATTCAAGCTGTCGGCATTTGAGGCAATCATGAGGCGACTATCATTGGCACAAGGTCGCGTCCTGATTACGACAACCCCATACAATTTGGGATGGATAAAACAAAAAATGTGGGACGGCCGTATCAATGATGATGACATTGACGTTATACGTTTTGACTCAACAATGAATCCCGCATTTCCGCAAGAGGAAATGGATAGAGCGAGGCGCGATCTTCCCCGTTGGAAATTCGATATGTTTTATCGGGCAATCTTCACCCGGCCGGCTGGGATGATTTATGATTGCTTTAATGAAAATGTCAACAAGATTAAAGCGTTTGTTATCCCGCCTCACTGGAAAATATATGCGGGGCTAGATTTTGGCGGCGTAAATACGGCCGTTTTAAAAGTGGCTGAGGATTTGCAAACTAACAAATGGTATGTGTTCGCCGAGTATCATGATGGTGGATTGACGGCAAAAGAACACACAAGAAAAATACAATCCAGCTATCCTGTTTTCGAGGCATACGGCGGCGCGGCTAGTGAAGGTCAATGGCGCCAGGAATTCGGGTCAGCGGGGCTGCCAATATATCGGCCTCCTGTTAGCGGTGTTGAGGTTGGTATTGATAGAGTGTATTCAGCCTTTAAAAGTGGCGCACTCATTATACTGGACTCTTGTCCTATGCTATTGGATGAGGTGGGCAGCTATGCGAGGGAAACAAACGACATGGGAGAACCTACAGAAAAAATTGCAGACAAAAGCACATATCATCTACTTGACGCATTGCGTTATATAATAAGTGCATTAAATGACGAAGGTCAGGAAGCGGGAGCACATACATATGCTTAAGCAAATACCAAAAGCAATCAATGGAATAGTCAACGCCAGCAAGCCGCTGAACCTTGCGGAGCAATCGTGGTTGAATTGGCTGCGGTTAGACGACGAGCGCCAGCAGGCGGATTATCAAACATACAGAGAGTATTTTAATGGCAATCACAATGTACCACTAACCACACGGCAAGAGGAATATCTCGGCATGAGCGGGATAGAATTCCGGTTCAATTTCTTAAAGCTGCCTATCAAGGTTTTAGATCAACGTCTAACGGTTGTTGGTTTTGACGGGGCGGATGGCATCGGCGGGGAAGATGGGATTTTGTCCACGTGGTGGGCAGTCAATCGCATGGATGGCAAACAGGCCGGGCTTCACCAATCAACGGCCGTTGACGGAGATACCTATGCGCTAGTTGAGTGGGACGTGGAAAAGAATGTCCCAATCATAACGCACGAACGAGCTTATGATGGGTCAGCTTCTGATGCCAGCGGCGACGGGGTAAAGGTCACATACTCAGACAGTAGCCGTCGAAACATTGCATTTGCATCTAAGCGGTGGAGGGAAGTGGATCCAGCCTCAGGGACAACTTGGCGGCGCTTAAACATTTACGCACCTGAGGCTATTTATAAATTCCGTTCTTCCACCACAGCCACATCGTGGTCGCCATTTATAGAAGAAAAAGACGCTGATCTGTGGCCTTTGCCGTGGGTTGACCCAAATTCAGGTCACCCGCTCGGCGTGCCGGTCGTGCATTTTCGGCACAATGACAACGGATCCAACTGGGGTCTGTCAGAACTTGACGACTTGATTCCTATTCAACAGGCGTTAAACAAAGCCGTCATTGATTTGATTGAGGGGGCAGATAAAACAGCTCATCAACTTATCACGCTCTCAGGTGGCAAGGCATCAACCATAAAAATAAATCCGCGTCAGGTGTTATATCATTCATCGCCAGATGCTTCTTGGGGCAACATTCCGGCGGGTGACATCGAGAAACTAATCAGACTGAAAAACGATTTCATTGCTACCATTGCTCAGATTTCACAAACGCCGCTATCGTATTTCCAAATAACGGGGCAGGTGGCACGGGCTGAAACGCAGAAAACAAATGACACAGGACTAGTTGCAAAAGCTCAAGAAACGGCCGTTTCTTATGGCAATTCATGGGAAGATGTCATGTATATCGCGTTGCGATTGTCCAACGCCTTTGGTGGAACTAATTACGATATGAGTAATTCTATATCGGCGTTGTGGGACAGCTTCGTAAAGATTGACACTTTAGAGGATGATTTAAAACGCTCTGAAATTGTTATGAATCTCACAAACGCAGGGGCGACGCTAGAAGGGGCAACTCAAGCCGCCGGGTATAGTGAATCCTTACAAAATCAATTGATGATGACTGATCAGGTTGACGGGATAGAACAATAATGAATGATATAACACTTAAAGAACTAAACAGGAAAAGAGAATCACTTCAGAACGATATAAGGGAACTTGTTCTAGCATTCCAAAAAGAGACAGGTGTTGAGGTTGCTAGTGTGGATTATGCACGGGGGATGCCTGATGGAAGCTATTTTGTAAAAAAACATAAGGATGCTCATGTAAGATACGATGGGGAAAACTCAGAGGATGTGATTATTTTTGTTGATTGCAACCGGTGGGCTAAATAATGGGTAAGCGTAAAAGAGTACCGATTGGACGGGCACATGTGGACACTGACGAGGAATTGACCGAGCAATCGGAGATCACACAGCACGACATCGATGTAGCAAAAGCGCACGCTCGCAAATATGGGAGTGCTAGATTTAATGAGTTTCTAGAAGCTGAACAAGCAGAGGCTGGCAATGCCGTTTAGATGGGAGCCAAATGTAACGGCAGGCGGCCGCTATCGTGACACGGACACGGGGCGGCTCGTTGCGCCGTCAGTTGTTCGTGATGAGTTAGACAACTATTTAGCAAATAGCGCAGAACCTATCGACGCACTTTCTGAACAACTAAGAACAGGACAAATCAATGTAGCCGACTGGAAAACGGCGATGAAAACGGAAATCAAATCGGCTCATCTTAATGCGGCCGCTGAATCAATCGGCGGTTACCAGAACATGACACAAGAACATTTCGGGCGAGCCGGGGCATACATTAAACAACAGTATGGATTCCTAAATGATTTTGCCGAACAGATTGCCGATGGGACGCAGAAGTTAGACGGCACATTGACCCGTCGGATGCAACTATACATTGACAAGGGGCGCGAATCATACTACCGAAGCATACAAGCAAATCTTGGCGGCGGCGTGACTCATATCGGAAGCATACTGAATCCAGCGGATCATTGTATCGAGTGTGTGGGATTTGATGGGAAATGGTTTGAGATTGGCGATACAAGTTATAAGGCTCCCGGCCGTCGCATTTGTAATGCAAATTGCAAATGTAGCGAGCGGTATGGGACAATTAGCGAGGATGGTACTATCCTCATGGTAGGGTTGGCATGATAGATATAGCGAAAAAGGTTTTGGAAAGTAACTGGCTTTTTGTTTGGTTGCGCTCCGAGTGGTTTGGCGGGGAATGGGTATATAGTATTTTTGTGCGTGCCGAGTCGGGCACGTATACATTTGCAAAAGGGGCAGGCACATCAGAAGCGGCTGCTGTTATGATGCTGATAGCGAGCTTGCTCGACTCGCGTTCTTGGGATTATTGGGATGATATACCGGGTCGGCTCAGTGATATTAAAGCTACAATGCAGGATATAATATCTGAAATATTAAGAGAAATATTGGAGAAAAAGGGCGATATTTTGGAACCAACTGCAAGAGAGATAGAGGGCGAATTGCAAAAAGAACGCATGCGACTCGCCGAGAAAATAGACGATATAGATGACAAGATAAGTGAACATCACGACTTCGTGATAGCGGGGCGCGGTGTAAAAGCATGATCGACGTAGCCGGTATCGATATAACAAATACAATTTACACACTAGACAAAGAGCGCGGGTTTACCATTATCGCCCCTGCTTTATGCCCGAGGTGTCGAGCAGGGGTCACGTTTAAAACCTCAGATAAAAAAGGACACATGCCGTGCCTGTGTGGTGAGTGGGAAATAAAAGTAACAGCAACAAGGACAAAAACATGAACAAACGGGAACGGGCGCGGCACATAGGGCAACGAATCAAAGAAATATACAGCGGCAAAGGCGCGGCCGTTGGCGTTGTGGTGTGCTGGAATGAAGCTCAATGCAGAAAGCATGGCGAGATAAAACACATTCCAGACACTATAGGATTTGCCTACTCGATGGTAGTTAATGACACACAAATTAAATGCGTGATCCCCATTGCGAAACGTGTACTATATGCAGAAGATAAAAGCGGCGCGATTGAAACATCGCTGTTGAAGATAAGCGGCCGTTTTATTATAAATCACATCCATTTGATGGCATCTAACCAGAGCGAGGAGATCTAATGACATTGCACCCAGATCCATTAGAAAGAACATATGACGAGATTGCGAGAGACCGCAAAGCGAAGCACAAAATAAACGGGCACGCAGACTTGAACAGATACTGGTTGATGAAACGTGACGTACTTATTCAACAACTTAGATTCTTAGAAGATGAATTGATGGATGCGGGGCAAATCACGAAGCGCGTAACAAAGGCCCGGCGAACATAATAGACAAGTAGTATTCAATAATGGTATACTTTCGATAATATAATATTGTTCGGAATTGTTCGGGGCACAGACTATTTAGTCTGTGCCCCTTTTTTATTTGATATGAGCCAAAGAACTGACATACATTTACCCGGGGCAGACGCCCCAATAGTAAGCGGCGAGGTCGCTTTTTGTCGAGTGTGTAGAACGCAACGACAAGTTAAGGGTGACTCTGATAAAAAGGGCTGCCCTTTTTGCAATGCTGGTTCTGATGCAATATCAATCATATTAGAAAAGGACAGATGATGACAGACGAAGAAACCGGAAAGATACCGGCAACCGACGACGGCAAGATGCCTGAATCTCCCACACAAGAAGCAGTACCCGCGCAAACGTTTGATCGTGAGTATGTAGAAAAGCTGAGAGAAGAGAACAAAGCGCGGCGCATTCAGCTAGAAGAATTTGAAGCCGCCAAGCAAAAAGCGGAAGATGAGAAACTAGCACAGGATAACGAATGGCAAGTCCTCGCGGAAAAACGAGAAGCAGCCATTGGGGAATTGACGCCATACAAGGAAAAGTATGAGGCGGTTTTGGCATCGATGGGAGAGCGCAACAAGGCGCTTATTGAATCGTTCCCCGAGGCAATGCAATCGCTAGTTCCTGATTACGGCGACGATCACGCAAAGTTATCAGCATGGCTAGATGCCAACGCTGAAACGCTGGGAGCCACTCCGTTAGTACCATCATTAAATGGCGGGGCGGGTAACAGTACCACACGTGGGACACAGAAAACATTATCATCTGCACAATTGGCAATGGCCGAACGGATGGGGCTTACCTCAGAGGCTTATGCCAAATCTATTAAATAATAGGAGATAAAAATAATGGCAAGCAAGGGATTTGAATTTGCTTACATGCTAGACGGGACAAACGCAGTCCCAAAAACGCAAACATTTACATTAGGCGCGGCGGCTATCCATTTGCCGGGTGATTTGATGTTGATGCAATCGGACGGCTATATTGATGCTGTCACAGGAACCACTACGGAAGTCACATGTGTTTATGCGGGTGCTGTAAAAGCGGCCGCCGATGTAACCGCAGGAACGACTACGGGATTGGCTTATGTCATCACTCGCAATCAAGTATGGCGTTGTTCAATGGACGCGACTACCACAACGGCCGTCGTTGCATACACCAAAACACAAGACACCGCAGACAAAAATACCATTGACGCCGATGACATTACCAACGGTTCAATGACTTTAGTAAGCACGGACACTGACGACGAAGGTAATGTTTTGGGTTACATCGTTTTTAGTGATACGAGTTTCGGGAACGCATAAGGAGATTAAACAATGACAGCATTAAGCACAAACTGGGCGGAACTCCTTGAACCTGGGCTTCGTTCAATATTCGATATTACAAGAGAGGGATTGGCGGCAACGGCCGTAACTCCTCAATTATTCAATGTCACAGGAAGCAGCAAGGCTCAAGAACATGATTTGGGCGTTGGTGGTATGAATGACTGGGAAGAATACACCGGAGCGATTGAGTACGATGACAACGAACAAGGGTACAAAACTACCTATACACACGTTGAATTTGTAAAAGGCTTTGCAGTTGAACGTAAATTAGTTGACGACGATCAATACAACATCATCAACAAACGACCTATGGCTTTGGCAACTTCTGCAATGAGGACGCGAGAAAAGAGCGGGGCAAGTGTATTTAACAACGCCTTCTCTTCTTCGTTTGTAGGCGGCGATGGCATCGAGTTATGCGGTGCGCATCCATACTCACCAACAAACGCAACGACTCAATCAAACACAGGGACAAGCGCCTTAACGTATGACAATATAATTGCAACTCGTAAATTGATGCGTAGTTATGTTGATGATAAAGGTGAGTTAGTTTCTATCGTTCCTGATACAATTATTGTACCGCCGGAACTTGAAAATACCGCGTGGGAAATATTGGAATCAATTGGAAAACCTAACTCGGCAGACAACAATTTGAACTATGTTCGTTCAAACGGTTTTAGGTTGGTTGTGTGGGATTATCTCACGGACGCCAATAACTGGTTTATGGCAGACTCCGGGTTGATGTCTTTGTATCTTAACTGGTTCGACCGTGCGCCTTTAGAGTTTGAATCTGACCCAACATCTGATTTTAATCTTATCGCAAAATATCGCGGATATATGCGGTATTCTTATGGTTGGTCTGACTGGCGCTGGGTGTATGGACAGGCGGTGGCATAATGACAACTGTCGGTGATATGCTATTTCAATTAGGCGGCGCTCCTGTCATGGCAGGAGTACCGTTTGGGAAAAATGCAAAGTATTACTTTGTAGATCCAGCCAATGGCAGCGATGGCAATGACGGATTAAGTCCAACAAACGCACTCGCAGGCATTGAGGCGGCGTATGCAAAAACAACCGCAAACCAGCACGATACGATTTTTTATATCGCTGGTAGCAGCGGTGTGAATCTGGCAGCGGCCGTAACATGGTCGAAAAACTACACTCACCTTATCGGTATTGCAGCACCAACTCGAATGGCACAGCGAGCGCGTATTTTCCAAACGTCAACGTTAACGGGAGCTTCACCATTGCTTACCGTTTCGGCGACGGGTTGTATCTTCAAAAACTTTTACATCTTTCAGGGGGTTGCAGATGCGACGAGCTTGATTAATGTAAGTGTAACCGGTGGACGCAACTATTTCGAGAATGTGCATTTTGCAGGCGGTGGACATGCGACGCAAGCGATTAACGGCGGGGCCTCATTGAAGCTAGACGCGGCAGAAGAAAACACTTTCGTTAATTGTACGATTGGCGTTGACACTGTCGATGCCGCTACTGGAATGGTTGGTCTGTTAATGGACGGCGACGCACACCGTAACGTTTTTGAAGATTGCTACTTCCGCATGAGAGCGGGGAATACGGGCGCGGCATTTGTCGAGGTTGCTGATGCGACTGGCATTGATAGAGATACAACTTTTAAACGCTGTTCTTTTATCAATAACAGTACATCCAACGACATGGCGAGCGCGTTCCTTATCCCGGCGATGGGTGAGCCTCGGGTTATCCTATTGCAAGATTGTATGTTCCATAATGTAACAAAATTAGACGCAAGTGATCGCGGGGTTTTGTTCGGCAATATGAACGCAATCACGGGCGCGGATTTGTCCGGCGTAGCTGTTCAGTTAATCACTTAATCATCATGCCAAGATACAGAACCACTAAAGCGATTAAATCATTATCGCAAAATGGGATTAATCTTGGGAAAAATCAACCTGTCACACCGGCTGCTTTTTTAGTTAGTCGGTGGGACAAGTTGGTCTCTGAGGGGGTGATCGTGGAGATTCTACCCACACCCACACAAAGCGAAACGGTAGAAATCTCCCCTCCCCTGTCAGGAATGAAGGTAAAAGAACTAAAAGCAATCGCTACCGAAAAAGGAGTTAGTTATCCAAGGTCAGTCAAAAAAGATGACTTGATAAAGAGGATAAAAAACAATGAGTAAAAACATATCACCAAATGTCAGCCGTGACATACGAACAGCGGCGGCATTAGGAGAACTTCCACAGGTTGACGCTGTAGGGAAATACGGCCGTGCCCCTTCCGGTGTGCAAATCACGGCGACGGATATATGGGATAGAGCCGACGCCACACCGACACAACAATTATGGACAGCACCAACGCAAGCCCGGGTACATGCGATTGTTTCATCCTCTGGGGATGATGATAGCGCGGGGACTGGCTGCAAGACGCTGTCGGTTTATGGATTAACGGATTGGGACACTGACGAAGTATCCGAAACGATTATCATGGACGGAGCAACTCCCGTTAATACTGTCAACAGCTATGTAATCATACATAGAATGGTTGCCCTAACTTGGGGGTCAGCAGGGCCAAACGTCGGGACGATAAAAGCGACCGCCGCCACAGATACCACGATAACGGCCGTAATCCTTGCAGGGATTGGACAAACACGAATGGCAATCTACGGCGTGCCGTCTACTAAAAAGTTTGTTGTTGACGATGTGTATGGGTACATTTTATCAGGTGGCGGGGCAACAACGGCGGCGGATATTAAGTTGTTAGTCAACCCAATTCCCGACAGTGAACTTGCCGGGTTTATCTCTAAGTTTGAATATTCGATCACAAAAGCGGGTAACGCAGGATGGGTACATCGCTTTTTGCCGGAACGGGTATTCAGTGGGCCGTGTATTGTGAAACTTCAGGCTATCGGATCGGCTGCTGATTTAGATGTTATGGCTGGATTCGGCGGCGAGTTGGTGGATATCTAATGGCCTCAGATTACGGCAGT